TTTTTATCTTACTTCGTTAACGCCTGATTTTTTTAATATAGTATAGTAGTAAATATGTCAGCTGCTTTGATTGATCTTGTCTCAGTCGGTGCCCAGGATGTCTATATCACGGGTGATCCAGAAGTCTCTTTTTTTAGACAAAACTATAAACGTCACACGAACTTTGCCATCAAACCCGAACGAATGGACTATATCGGTACATTCGGCGCTAATAACGAAGTTGTTATTCCAGTCCGATCTAAAGGTGACCTTTTAAGTTACGTATGGATTGAAGCCACGGATATAAATAGGTCAGAAAATGTTAATACAAGTTTGTTTGATTCGAGCACAACACCAACCGAATTTTCTTTGTGGATTGGTGGCCAAGAAGTGACTAAATTAGATTCTCTTTTCGTTGCCGGTGTACACAACGTTCTTTATAACGAATCACAAGCGAAAGCTTCGTGTGCGACAACATCCTATAAAGCGATAAACCCAGGTTTTAACGTCAGTACAGGAAGTTACGTCATTCCATTCTTTTTCAGTGAAGATTGGACGAAATCTTTGCCACTCGTAGGTCTTCAATACCACGAAGTTGAAATTAGAATCAAATTACACCCCAATTTTACTCAAGGCTCCACACCAAAAGTGTACGGTTCCTACGTCTATCTCGACACACAAGAACGCGAATTCTTCGCAAATACCGAACACGAACTTCTCATTACACAAACACAATACCAACCAATGTCTAAAACAGATACGTCCGTTGATTTAACATATTTTAACCATCCAGTTAAAGCTATACACATTGCGTGCGCCGAAGATCATGCTACAAAATATTCGTTCACGGATGCGTCCATGTACATTAATGGTGTTACACTTTTTGAAAACATGACGTACGAATACCACAATAAAGTCGTACCATCGAGACACTGTTCCATACTTCCAGAAGCACTCAATACTGAACCAGTTACTACATGGCCATTTTGTCTTACCATGAACAAAACTCAACCAACGGGTTCCTTAAACTTTTCAAGAATAGATAACGCCAAAATTACAATAAACGGGGGAGCTTCGGGTGATGTTCCAGCCGCACTCAGAGCCTACGCGGTCAACTATAACATTCTCAGGATTAAGAATGGTATGGGTGGTGTCGCATTTGGTAACTAATTTAGTTCGTACCCGATGATCCAAAACCTCTATCACCTCTCTTCGTCTCTTTTAATTCATCAACTTCTTCAATAAGAGGCGTTTCGCATTTTTCTAAAATTAATTGCGCGATTCTATCGCCTTGTTTAATTTCAAAGGATTCACTCCCGTGATTAAACAAGATAACCTTCAATTCACCCGTGTAATCCGGATCGATAACACCAGCACCCGTTTGAATCCCGTGTTTTACACTCAAACCCGATCTTGGTGCAATACGTCCGTACACACCTTTAGGAATAGTAGCACAAATACCCGTACTCACGATACCTCTTTCACACGCGTTTATAGTCATATCGTCAATACTATACAAATCGTAACCAACCGAACCAGGGGATGCGCGTGTCGGTAAAGTTGCGTCAAGTGTTAATCGTTTAATTCTAAGTGTTTCCATGTTATATATAGTATACTACCCATTTCTTTATATCAGGAAAAAAATACTCGTGTATATCAAGAATGGGCGATAAAAGAAAAAGAAATAACTCAGACCCAAACCCATCGTATAAAAAACGTATACTCGAAGCTTTCTATAAATTCGTATCCGAAAACACTCTAAGAAAAATAAGAAAAGCAATACCCGATAAAAAAATAAAAATAGTTTCCGCTTTTTATAAAGAAGAATACGAAAGTGATTTAGAAAAATTAAAAAAAGTTGTGAACGAGGAAAAGATTGGAATTTTAATAGGTGTTTACGATTATAGTGGTCAATCTACCACTATCCCGGAAATTCATAAAAATCATTGTATATCCGTTTTTAAATGGGATAACACGCTTTATTGTTTCGATCCATGGGGTGAAAAATCAAATCGGTTTTCAGATATTATATTTCAAAAATTAAAAAACATGCTAAACTGTTCAGAAATGTTCATCTATAAAGGTCCATATTTACAAAGATATAATACCACGGGTATATGTGTAGGTCTTTCATCTAATTTTTTAATAGCTTTAGCTATTAGACAAAAAAAATTAGGGTACGAGACATCTAAAACCATAAAACAGGCAAGAATAGATATGGGCAAATATAAAACCAACGAAAAACTAAAACATTCATACAAAAGACGCGTTTTTAACGCAAAAAAGAGGTATTTCAATAAATTCGTATACACAGAAATGACGGCTTATAAAATATCAAACATAGAAACTAATCTTTCCAAAATAACACACGCGTTAAGCATAAAGAAATAAACTATCTAATAAAAAACATGAGTCTGAAAATTATCATGGGTAACATGTTCTCCGGAAAAACGTCCGAACTCATTCGGCGTTTAAAAAGGTACCGCGTCATAGGTAAAAAAATTCTCGTTATAAACTCGAAAAAGGATACGCGTGCCTCCGAAGATGTTTTACGTACTCACGATAATATTCGCTTTGATTGTATAAAAACGAACGATCTCAACGAAATAGATTTTTCAAACGTCGACGTTATAGCCATAGACGAAGCGCAGTTTTTTACGGGTCTAAAAACATTCGTTGAAAAAGTCCTCGATTCGGGTAAAACAATTTTACTCGCGGGTCTCGATGGTGATTATAAACAGAGAAAGTTTGGCGAACTCATAGATTGCGTACCTCTCGCCGATAAAGTGTTCAAAATATCGGCGATGTGTATGGAGTGTATGGACGGAACACACGGTCCATTTACGAAACGTATTGTTCAAAACGAGGAGCTCGAACTCGTTGGTGATCATAACACGTATAAAGCGGTGTGTCGGAAACACCTTTAGATTAAAACCTATTAATATCTAAAATCAATACAACGCGTTTTCCTTCGTCAGTTTTATCGACGCTATGGTACCTCGCGTGATCGAACAGTATATATTCACCCGGTTCGTGTTTGTGGTATTCGAATTCAGTATCGAGAACACTCGTTCCTTCGAGTGTTAAATGGTACCGTAACTGTAAATTGCTTTCGGCGCGATGTGCTGGTATAGACATTGGTCCTTCCATGACTGCAATCATGGCATGATCAACACACGGTATACTTTTTAAAAATGCGTATATGCTCGGAAAATCGTGTATTTTATAATAATAGTAATTTTCGTTACGGTCGAACCAAGAATCGAGATCGTGGAAATACCATTTTTGTGCGTTTTTGTGTAACCTATCGTATTCGTCTTTTATATCGAAAAAGTGTTTTTGAACACGCCAAAGGCCCGGAAAATCGTCGACTGAATAGTGTGGCTTATAAAAAAATAAATCAACGATAGAGTTTCGTATACCTACCAAAGGTCGTAAAGGTCTCTGAAAATAGAGTCTATCTATAGGGTTTTTACAATAATCGTTTAGTAACAGGATACATGGTATCACGAGAAACCACATTTTTTTTTGTGTGTATATAATAAATGCCAGGTTATAAAGGAAAAGAATGCTACGCACCAGAACAAAACGATAAAATCGATACGTTAGATAAACGGTTTCTCGGATTAACGAATGTTCAAATTGGTTTGTTCACTTTACCAACGCTCATCATTCTCACGTCACTCATTCTCATTCTCATGAACAGAAAAGCGAGGAAAAACCCCGCGGTTTACGTTTCAATACTTATTGGTATACTTCATTTGTATCACCACTACACGCTCACACGATTACAAAATAAATATGTTCAATAATTATAGTACACATGCGTGTTCGTTTACGAAAAAGTCCGCGTTACGATAAAAAGTTTAGAGTTACGTTCGATGATGGTAAGATTGTTGATTTTGGGGCCAAGGGGTACTCCGATTATACACTACACAAGAACCCGTTACGTATGCGTTCCTACGTCACGCGTCATGGTGGGTTTGTACCACACATGGTTCAAAAACAAACCAATCCCATACTCGTTCACAAAAACATGCTTGATGTTACACGAAGCGATAAAGAAAACTGGACGAAATCAGGTTTGTATACCGCGGGGTTCTGGTCGAGATGGCTCTTATGGAGTCACCCTGAACTCGAAAGTGCAAAAAAGTTCATGTCTAAGAAATTTGGTTTAACTTTTGTCTAATACCACGTCTTTCGAGGTTTGCTTTCAAAGCCGTCATTAAGTTTGCACGTGGGTCGCGTTTCACGGGACGTGGTGGTACTGGTGGGGCTGGTGGGGCTGGTGGGGCTGGTGGTGCGACTTTCTTTACCGAAACGCGGGGAGCTCTCGGAACACTTGGCTCCATAGTTTTCAATAGTGATTTACACGTTCGTAAAAGTTTTTTCGTATTACGAACCTGTATTTCTAAAGAAGGAGAACGTCTACGTTCTATTTTTGCTTTGAGTTCCTTTTCCGTTAAAGGAACGCGTTTACCCTTAATTTTTTTAGTCACGCGAAGACCTAAACGTTTTGCTTCATTCTTAAGAATTTCAATCTTCATTTATATTACCCAATATAATTTTATTTGTTTACTATAAATGTCGAATTGCTCACTGGGTAATTTAGCTTCAACTTTGTGCTGTTGTTTGTGTTGTTTCTTTTTTGTATATAGACCTATATCAATAGTTCCGGTAAAATCACCACCTTTGCTGTTATTATTGTTGTGTGTGTGTTGTTCTATGTGTTCACAAACCATAACAATGGGAAATTGTGCATACAAGGCTATAGTCCCAGAAAAGAAGGAAGAAGAATAATTAAAAAAAGTTATCCGTTCTGTATAATTTAGTCTGGAACGAACCCGTTTGTCCTAAAACGGAAACGGTTTCGTTACCATAAAGTTCTTGACACCCAATATCGTCCATACAGTCGCGATCGCCGTGGGTCACTGGAAGTGAATATACTTGCTCACCGGGTGTTACCGTATAATAATGGTACCTATCTCGTCTTCCCCTAACTTCTTTACCGAAAAGTGGTAAAGTTTCGTCATCTGGGCCTACGAGAACACCCATTTGTTGAACATACCCAGGTTTATATTCCTTAATTGGTGGGTTTCTATACTCTTTTTCTACTGGAATCTGAACAGGTACTTCTACTGGTACACCAACGGGAACTTGTTTTTTAACAACGACCGGGTTAAGCATTTGGTACACTATGACAGAAACAAGTACCAAAAAAACAATGAGTATTAATTTTTGTTTCGTTTTATTTTTCATTTATATAAACTATTATTTTTTATTAAACAGTGGTCTCAAATCAACACGGTCGAGCCTGTATTGAACGAGTAACCAAAGACCAAAAAACACAGCTTTTAAAAAGTTGTTTGCCTCCGTATCGTCCATTTTGTATATAGGACCCATAACTCGACCAAAAAACGTTTCCTCCTTATTATTACCAGTTACGGCCATCTCCATTTGTGTTAAAGCACACGTATCGTCGTTTACAGACCAATGGAAAAATATGAACGGGACGAGTAAAGAATAAAACTCGAGGTTCTGACGATTTTTCATAAACGGAACAACGAGCATGGTTATAAAAAACACTAAATGAATGAAGAATATAATGTTCATCTCTATTA